AAGTAGGTGCGCCAGCCGCCACAACTATCTGAGTATATGCCCCAGAAGAACCGGGGGTTCCGCTGGTTGTCACACCCGTGGTATATGCGCTTCCACCGCCATGACTACCGTCTGATGTTATAGATAGTCTTAAAGGATGACCGCTATTAGAAGCATCAGACTGATCGAACTTGTATGTGCTTCCTTCCACAAGAGTAAGCGTAGGTTGTGCGCTACCACCTATGTTGTACTTATTTCCATACCCTGCATTTACAACAGTAACCGCAAACTCAGTTAAAGGAGAGGCTGGTACAGAAACAGAAGCAGACGCTTCTATCGTGGCTGATCCGACTTGACCTGTTGCTGCCACTCCCGTGACATTTACATTTACCCCAGTACCAACTGTGATGGCTACGGTGCCTACAAAGGTTGAAGCCGCCAGACCTACGTCTGGTATAGAAGCCGCTCCCTCTACCGTTACCGCACCTACAGAACCAGTAGCTGAAATAGGAAATGCTACATCGTTGCCCCACGTACCAGAACCCCACGCTTGTGTAGAGGAGTTCCAGCCAGCAAAGACAACTGTAGCATCAGCCATATTTAAGCAATCCGTATGAGGGCGTTAGACGCATCAGCCGTTGGCATAACGATCTTAAAGTCACCATTGGTTGAGGCCTTGTCAGAGCCAAAGTCCAGAACAACTACTGTATTAGTAGTTCCTGATCCAGCGCCTTCAGTTGTGTTATAGATCAAAGCGCCCCGTGCAGTAATCGTTGCAGACGTAAACGTAAGATCTGCAAAATCTGTAAACGCCGTTGTACCAGATGTGGTTGGATTAACGCGAGTTAATGTCCCGCCCCCTGCGCTATATGAACCAGAGTTACTGACCTCGTTAGACGAAGTATAGTCCGTAGTCGCCGCTGTAAACGAAGCGCTATTGGTATACAAAGCTAACTTAAAGGTATCACCGCCTGAATTTAAAAAGTTGTGCCCACCCTCAAGAAGCTCTTTTTTAAAAGAGGTACACATAAAGTTTCCGCTGAAAGCCATTTTAAAGTCTCCTTATAAGTTCAGCAAGTTTCGGATGCCCTGCATCTATAAGGGCGTTATACACAGTTGTACGATCACTGCGAATAGCTTGACGCATGTAGTAGGCAACAGTGCGTTCCATTTCTGCCTTGTAGGCATTTGCCTGATCTCTAATCGCAGGGTGTGTTGAATCAGATACACTTATCAGTTTACCCACACAGTCCTTTGATATCTCTTCAGGTGTAAACCCACGATTATGGGTTGTTTGTACTCCAACAATAGATTCGCTTTGAGGTACATCTACCTTCACACTAAACATTTATAGCTCCAGCCTTGGTTCGCTGCGATAACTATCGCGCTTCAGTCTACCCTCACCTAAAATCATAAGTCGCTTTAACGCTTCTTGGTACTTTTCTTCATACTGAGCAAGCAAATCAGCATCACCCTTCATGAATATGTAAGCTTCTACAAGAGACCCGTACAACAAAGCAACCTCTGCATTGTCACCAAGCCAAGATGTTGATGATGTAACTATAGACGGTGGATCGTAATAATAGTGCAATTGAACTTCATATGCGGCGTCTGGGGTTGGACCTAATATAAAGTTTCCAGAAGAGTTAGTTGATGTGAAGTCACCATCAAACTCAGCGTAATACTTAGGTCTGGAATATGATGTCTTTGATGGATACGCCTCTCTAACAAAATTAACATCTTTGTTGAGAAGGAAGTGATAGTCTCCATCGCCATCTATAACTGCCATAGAAAAGGGTGCCAAGAAGTCTGATGGCCTAGCTATGAACCTAACCTGCTGGGTCATGTTCGCCGTAACATTCTTGCGGAGTTCAGGAATTAACACAGTTCTATGTATTTTTTCTTCTGCCTGACGAACAAACGTAGGGATTTCAGCGACAAAAGTTGTCTCATCATTCTCCGTGTAAGCCTGTATAGCTGCTGTTAATTCTGAATAGTTCATTTGAACTTATTCCTCTTGGTACAGGTTATCGAATATTTTGTTGACATCCATAGTATAGTCTAAATCGGATTTTGAATAGTGTATATGTTGAGATGGCTTGAAGTCTGGGGCACCAGTACCAGTCTCAAACCACGCAGGATGAGTAACCCTTACACGATTGTTAGGCAGTGCCACCACATTACCAGTCCATTCCCCAGCGTCTAAAAGCTGCATAACATGGCTTTGCTTATGTTGCGCTGGGTCATCCGCTATCTCACCTTCCGAATAATCAACGGTGAACATATACTTTGCAGGATACATATTCCCATCTATCTTTGCCAACCAAGGACATGGTGTTGCCCTGTCTAAGACGTACACGGCGTGATTATACGACGAGCAGTCCCAAGGCTGGGCATCATGCACAGCCATAGCAGAGGGCCACTCATTGAGCGGCTCATCGGCTACAAGAGCGGTTATAGGCATTCTCGCCCACATTGCGCCACCATGTACATTCTCATCTCCTTCTTCATCCGCTTCGCATCCCGTAAAGATAACTTGAAAGCTCAAGCATCTATTTGGCATTGTCGTTACCGCTATTGCCATCGCGTGTAAGAACTCGCCGTGGTATTGTTCATGGTTGTGAGTATACTCACGGCGAACCCAACACTTGAAGTGCGGTATGTTGCTCTGCAAATACGCCAATTAATTCCCCCCAAATTAAAGTTATCCGTTTTTGCGGAACCTCTGCGGCCTAGCTGCTCCACTACCTCTTGCCATTGTGCCGCCAGACATTTTTTTAGTTACACCACCTTTTGCATAACCTTTTTTCTTTTTCATCATGGCCCCGCCTTTGGCGTAGCCTTTTTTCATCATGCCACCACCCATTTTCTTTTTAGCAGCGCCACCTTTTTTCATTTTGCCTACACCATCAGCCGCAAACGCTGGGACACTCTTCCCATTCTTTTTGACCATAGGCATCTTGCCACCTGACTTCATTGCCACGGGCTTTTTCTTTTTCATTGCGCCGCCAGCCATCTTCTTAGCAACGCCGCCTTTAGCATAGCCTTTTTTCTTCATCGCCATTTTAAACTCCTATGTTGTTTCGACGGTAACAGTTCCAACTTCAGCTTTCATAAACTGAAGCTCGTTCCATACAGGATTCCACCCAAACAATCCGCGACTTTCAGCCAAAGACGTATCAGGCCTTGGATTTCTCAAAGACTGGGGATCGTTTATCTTTACTCTACCCAAAAAGTTTTGTGGTTGGTCTGGGTCAACAACATCACGGCCCACCAAGAATCCAGTCTTAACGCCGTTGTTAAACTCAGGCACAAGATCAGCCAGAGGATACCTGAACCCTGTCTTGTCACAGTAACCAAAAGCGTACTTCCCTCTAGCGTAACTCATCCTGCCCCCATCATAAATGTGTTAAACGGGACAAACTTAATTGATGCTGTCTCTTCATCTTCCCCAGCGGCAAGCTGAAACTGGAACTCATACTCTTGTTTTAACCCAGCAGCCATCTGTGGGTTCTTTTTCATGGCAATATAGTAAGCCATACCCGCGACTAAACATGGAACAAATCGAGGCGGTACAGATGATACCTCTGTACCTATGCCAGATGACAACCCGTCAATACCCTTTAACCTATGATACGCTATTTGATAGGTTGTTGTGTTATCAGGAACAGGCCACAAGGTTACTTTTGTTTCTGTCGGGAGCCTTTGGACGTAGATTTGGGTCGGCCTACCTTCCGTGTTTTTGTTGGTTTGCTGGGCGTAGGTCGAGACACTGACTCTTTCGAGCGAGGTGTCGATTTGGTTTGTGCCTGTCCCTGTGCGGATTTGGTGTTCGATGATGTCGATTGTATCCGCAGGAAGGGTATACGTTGCCGTACCCGCTGTAACAGCGAGCGTACCCGCTTCAATAGTGAAGAGATTAAGACCACGGTTTTGCCACTCCAATGTTAAAAGGTTTAGACTTCTTCGTGCGGTTTTAAGATCATACCCACTACGCATCTCAAGGCCAGCCCGTTCATAGGCTTCCTCAAAGATCTCTGGCATGTCGGGGGTTACTACAGCCATTATGTCACCACGCTCCTAAACCGTTTGGTTTTCTTTGCAATCTTTTTAGGCTGCTTGGCAACCTGCTTGCCCTTCTTGGTGGCCTCGCGTTTCTTCTTTGTAGTAGCGGCGTACTCCGCAGAGGTCAAAGACTTGATAGCCTTTTCAGGAAGATATCTCTCGCCTGTAGCCTTGCTCCCTTGCGTCGATGGCTTGCCAGACTTTGTTCGCCACTTCTGCTTTGTCCAAGACTTCAAGCTCTTCTGTGACTTCTTGAGCGCCATTAACCTCTATAGCCCAGCATCATCACCTGTAGAGGTTCTGTTACCTGTTAGTTGACTGCCCATCTGGGAACGAGAAATAGCCATTTAACATTTCCACCGTTTTCTTGCTTGCCTCAATCTGCTGTTAGGATCTTTAGCAGCTTTAGGAAACTTCTTCATCTGTCCAGCGGAACGAGCGCAGAAAGACTTGCGCCGCTTTGCGTCCTTGCTCCCCTTCTTAACCTTCCCCGTCACAGCAGTTTTTAACTTGGAGCCGGGGTTGTCCTTGCGATACTTGGCAACACCCTTCTTTGTCATACCCGCCCCAGACTTTGTGGGACGTTTATGACCACCTTTTATGCTGTGCCCCTTCATGGAGCCTTTCTTTTTCTCAGCCATGACCTACTCAAAAAATATTGTAACGCTTACGTTTGATGGTAGGGAAGCGTACACTCCGTTCTTAGCTAGGATGCCATCCCCCGGTATTATTATATCAACCGTGCTTACAGCCTTTTCATCAACTTCAAGCAAAACTGTACCTGATGCTGCGGATGCATTATCATAAAATACGACATCACCTGAACCTCCAGATGTCGTATTCACAACCACACCTCTTAGTCGGCACCTTCGATTTACAAGTGCCGCTGAGGTATGCGAGTGTATAGATAGTACATCATTACCAGCCATACATCACTCCAGTAATAGAGTTATCACTGAACCAGTGCCTGATAGAGCAGACACATAAGCACCATTATCAGCAAGTATACCATCGTTAGGAAGGAACACATCGTTCCATCCCGCTGGGAGAGTTAGATCCAACAGAGTGTCTCCTGATGCAGAGCCATTCTTAATGGTGAAGGCTGTGATATTAGTGGCATACACCAAGACGCCCTGTATTCGACTTCGTGCGGGGCCAACGACCCCTGCACTAAATCCTGATGTTGCGACATTAAATGCCCGTATTTCTTGACCAGCCATCTAGGCC